ATGCCAGGCAGGCCCGCTGGCCAGGAACGCCCACCTGCTGTGGCGCGGTAACAGCAGGATGCGACAGCACACGCCGGGCTGGCGGGTGCTGCGCAAACCCAAGCGCCCTGGATGCAGGACGCTTGGGTTTGCAATTGCGTAAGCCCACTGTGCTAAAACCCCATGCAAATCAAGCATGGAGAGAGGTATGCCTAGTCTGAAATGGAGCCTGGTTGCAGTTGCAGCGATCGCCACATCACCCGCATTTGCCATGTACAAATGCAAAGACGCCAACGGCCGCACGGCATTCCAAGAGCGCCCCTGCGAGTCCACCGGCACCCAAGGCAGTCAGATTGAGGTCAAGCCTGCTGCAGGCCCAGCGCCCGCGGCTGCACCACCCACCAGCGCGCAAGCAGCCTCCGCACCCACCGCCGACGCACCGCAGACCGAAGCCGAGCGCCTGCGCAAACTGAACGAGCGCGATCGCAAGCAACGCCGCCTTAACGATCTGAACGAGCGTGAAATAAGCTTTGCAGAAGGCCGCATCCGCAACGCAACCAACCAGTGCGAACGCAAGATCGGCAGCGCTCAGAACATGAAGACGTATGCCAGCAACAACCTGGCCGGCGCAACCTGGGAGCAATCCATAAGCGCCGAAATGCAGGCATACGCCACCCAATGTGCTGCAGAGCAGACACGTTTGAACGCTGCACTAGACCGACTACTGGAAGAGAAGCGTTCATTAGAACAAGAGCTAAATCGGTAATTAAGAATGAGCCAGAAGAAACGCCGAAAAGAAGAATTTCTTAAAGCGCATCCAATTTGCTGCTTCTGCGGTGGCATCGAACCTGCAACTACAGAAGATCACATTCCAAGCAGAACTATTTTTGAAAATAGAGCGTGGCCAGAAGGTTTTGTATTCCCAGCATGCAAAAAATGCAATAGTGAATCAAGTGATGACGAGATTGTAGTGGCGCTGCTTGCTCGAATTACCGAGAGGCCACAGTCTGAAAATCAGAAAAAGGAATTCGAAAGCAAATTACACGAATTCACAAGACAACTTCCAAATCTGCGACAAGGCATTAAATACCTTAGACGACCCGCCGAAAAAAAACTCATCCAGTCCTACGGAATGACGCCTTGGAACTATCAGACTGGAGTTGAAAGAAAAGCACTTGTATTTCCTAATGAAGCATTCAAACATGTAGACAATTTTGGAAGAAAATTAGGGAAAGCGCTTCACTACTACCATACAAAATCAATTCTTCCAGTAACCGGAACAGTCACATGCAAATCACACACAAATGCAGATATTAACTTAATACCTAATGAAACTTTTGAAAAAATACTAAGAATCCCACTACACAACGATATAGTAAGATCATCTAAACCGCTACACAACCAATTTACTTACAGGTACGCCATAGTGCCTGAGTCAAATCAAGGAGTTTATGCGGTGGCATTTGGTATTGATTCGTTAACACTTTTAATAACAGTAGACCCCACAACATAATAAAAATTTATATTAAAAGCGTAACCAGCCCAC